AATTATTAGGGAGTTTTTTAATATAATCTTTTACAGAAGAGGTATCTTTTGTAGCATCCCAAGCAATTATAGTATGAATTTCAGAAGGGCGATTCCCATTAATAAATTCTAAATCTTCCATTATATAAATAATTTAGATAATTATACTATGTTCTAAATTATATAAATTATAAGATGCATTTAGTGATGCCATCTCTAAAATACTTTTCGCACAATGTAGGTAATATTTCTTTATCTTTCATTTCGTATAATATTTGATTGATTTTTTCAAGTAAATAATCATTATCTTTATGTATAGCAATAGCAATTTCATCATAACCGAGATTAAGAGCAGATTTTCTAAGTAATGGATATTTATCTTGAATAACTTTAAATGATTCTTCAGCAACAAAAAATGCATCAAACTTATCAGTATTAGATAAGTAGTAATCAGCGATTCCACTAGATACAACATTACCATCAAAAGGGTCGTTTTCTGCTCGTTTTTTAAATAAATCATAATCATAGTCAACAACCTTAACATTAACTTTATTTTTAAGATTTTTCATATAAGCGCTTTGGCTGGTGCCTTTAAGACATAATATAGTTTTATCGTTAAGAGTAGCAAGGTCAAAGAATGGGTCATTGGTAGATTCAATTCTAATGATATCAGTGGTGACAGCACCTTGTAAAAATAGACCAAAGAAGAATGAAATAATTAAAATAATAATGGCAATAAATACTTCAACAAGATTGGAAATATTAGTTTTTTGTGATACTCTATCAGTATTGCCGAGTAAAGCTGTTAAAGTATTCCATGAATTAGAAATAAATTTATTTTTATTATTAATAGTTAAAGCATAACCGAGTAAAATAGCAAATAATAGAATAATAAGTAATGGTACAAATGCTCTGTTAATAAAAGCTTTTAAATATCTGTAATAGTTGTTTCTATCATCATGTTTATAAATAAGTCTATTTTGGTCTAAATATTCTAAACTAGTGAAATTAACAATTTTACTGCGTTTACTATTAATAGAAATATTTCCAATTAGTACATCATATTTGCCTTGTGATAAATTAACAATTTCTTCATCATAATTAGGTTTATCTAAATAAATGAATTTACAAGGAACTTTTAATTGATCTTTAATAGTATTCCATATATCATAATCAAGTCCATCATAATTTCCAGTTTGATTTTTATATAAGTAGGGTTTATTATCTCCACATAATGCAACCCTTAATGGTCTATCATTGATAGATAAATCAAGTTGATTAGAATTATTCATATAATATATAATTATATTAATAATATATTAATCTGTGTATTTTAATTAATTTTTGAATTATTTTTTTTAGTTATTTTTTTTAGTTATTTTTTTTAGTTATTTTTTTTAGTTATTTTTTATCTTCTCTCAACTTTTAATTTTTATAAAAAGAATAGAAATAATAAAAGATAAGGAGTTAATTGATTATATAATGAAATATATAAAAAGTTTGTAAAAATAATATTATTTTGGTATGAAACATACTTTAACAGACAACTCATTTAAAGTCTTACATTTTTATTAGAGATTTTACTATATATATACATGGTAATAAGTCCAATTGGTATAACAAGAGGTTCATAGTAATTGATATATATCCATATAGAGACAAAAAGAATAGATATAAATGATTTTCTAGGGAGAAGACGATAACAACCCAGGTCTCTAAAATAAATCCATATAGCTCCAGATATAATGGCGATAAAAATTTTGGTTTCAAATGATAAGTATTTGTCAAGTAGCATATATAATAAATGTATAATAAATGTATAATAAATGTATAATAAATGTATAAATGTATAATAAATGTATAAATGTATAATAAATGTATAATAAATGTATAAATGTATAAATGTATAAATGTATAAATGTATAAATGTATAAATGTATAATAAATGTATAATAAATGTATAATAAATGTATAAATGTATAAATGTATAAATGTATAAATGAATAAATGTATAAATGTATAAATGAATAAATGTATAAATGTATAAATGTATAAATGTATAAATGTATAATAAATGTATAATAAATGTATAATAAATGTATAATAAATGTATAATAAATGTATAATAAATGTATAATAAATAATAAAGTATAAAAATAAAATTGATTTTATAAAAAATAAAATAGAATAGTAAATATAAAAATAGAATGAATTGCACAGAAAATCTTTTAAGACGTAGAGCTGTAGAAACGGTAAATGGTTGGACAAAAATAAATAAAAAGAATGGTGAAACCGGAAGAGTAATAGCATTAGGTAATCGGGTAAATTGTAATGGAGAGATGATGGAAAACTTAACAATAAAAAAGAATTTAGATAATTTAGTTGAAAAATATAAATTAAATAATTATGAAATAAATAAAATACAGAGTGAGTATACAGTAGGATATGAATTAATAATAACAGAGGAAGATTATAATACATTAGTAAATTTATTTAAGAAAATTTAAAGATTAAAATAGTAAAGATTTTTTTTATGTAGTTAATAAATTTTTGAAATTCATTAGAAGAAATAGAATATGAAGCACGTTTTACCTCGGATAATTTAGAGGTCTTTATATATGGAATGTTATAAATATATTGATATAATATAATAATGTTATCAAGAAAGAATTTAAATGAAATAATGGAAAATTTAAGTAGTTATGGGGATATATTAGCGATACCATTTTTCCTCTTACTTACCATATATTTTTACAATATAGAGAAAAGGAGTATTACGGAAAATATACTTTTGTTATTTTCTATAGTAGGATTAGTAGCAGATATTTTATTCACAATACTTTTCTTTACTTGATAGCAAGTTTGTTATTGTTAAATTTCTTAATCAATAAATAGTATGATGTAATGAAACGAATTTAATAATTTGAAGAATTTTGTCTTTTATATTCACATCAAAAAATATATATTTTTTACTTCTTTCTGTATGGATTTTAAACCAATACTTGATAGAGTTAAAAAGCGTAATCTCAATAAATGATTCGTGTTAGGTAATACTAAAATAGGTAATACTTCAGGTTGAGATATAGTAGATGAATATTTACTCATAATAATTAATAAGTGATAAATTTTTATATAGGAAAATAAAGAAAATAATATAAAAATAATTATGATACAAGTATAATGATATCAGTAGACAAGATGACAAAAGAAGATATAAGTATAATATTTAAATTAGCAAATGAATTTGAAAAAGAAAATATGGAAAATATAGAATTATGTAAAGGAAAAATATTATGCAATGCTTTTTTTGAACCAAGTACTAGAACATCATTATCGTTTGGTTGCGCAATGAAGAAATTGGGTGGTGAAGTAATAAATTTTAATGTAGATAAATCAAGTATAAAAAAAGGTGAAAGTTTAAATGATACAATGAGAACTTTAGAGCAATTTAGTAATATAATAGTTTTGCGTCATCCCGAAAAAGGTATAGTAGAAAAGGCAAGTAATATAATAGAGACGCCAATAATAAATGGAGGTGATGGAGATGGTGAGCATCCAACGCAAGCATTATTAGATTTATATACAATTTTAAAAAATATAAAGAATGATAAAAAAATAAATGTATGCATAATAGGTGATATAAGATATAGTCGTACAATACACTCTTTATTAAAGATAATAAAAAAATATGAATTATTATGCAATATAGATTTTTTATGTTATCCAGGTTGTGAACCAGACGATAAATATTTATCAGAAATACAAGAAATGCTAAAAGATAGTAGTATAAAAATAGTAGATAATTTAAATGAAGAATTATACGATGTAATATATAGTACACGTCGTCAAAAAGAAAGATTAGGTACAGTAGATTTTAATATAGAGAAATATCAGATAAATTCAAAAAAATTAAATAATATGAAGGAAGAGTGTATAATAATGCATCCTTTACCACGAAATAATGAAATAACAAATGATGTAGATTTAGATAGTAGGGCAAAATACTACGATCAAGTAAAGAATGGTGTATATATTCGTATGGCAATAATATGTGATTTATTAATAAATAAGCAGTAAATAAGGAATAAATAAATAAAATAAGAATAATAATATTTATTTATAAAATGAGGTTATTGTAGTAAAAGAATCAAAACTTAAAGAGTTTTAGCACACATAGAGTATAGTGTACGTTGTACTAAATATGAGAATGCTGTAAGAAGCATAAAGTATAACCATTGTATAATAAAAAATAATGGTTTTTTAATTTTGAAAGTAAGAATAGCGGATAAACCTAAGATAAAGGTTGCAACTAATACAAAGAACATAAAAATCATACCAACATAAAAAATGATGCATGAAGTATTATTCTCTAATGGTGAAAAAAAAGTGTCCAACATATAATTTATGTAAATAAAAAAAAAGGTATATAATATAAATGAAAAATATAATAATATTAGGTAGTGAAAAAATATACGATGAAAAGTATTGTCCAAAAAATAATAAAAGATTCAAAGATGTAAAAGAGACTTTAAAAGTATTAAAAGATATTTTAAATAAATTAGATATAAAAGTATTAAGACCATCAAAAGATTCTCCAAGTGAATTATGTCGTTCATTGTGGGTTCGTGATACGAGTATAAATATAGACAACAATATTTATTTAATTCCGCATATGGTAAATGTAAGTAAAAAAAATAGGCAACCAAAAGAGGAGGTAGATACTTTACCAAAAGAAGTGATAGGTTTTGCGAAAAGGTTATCAGAAAATATAGTATTAGATGGAGGTGATATAATTCAAGAAAATAATAAGATTTTTATAGGGAAAGGTATAAGAACGGACAATAGTGGTTATTTATGGCTAAAGAAAGAATTTCCAGAGAAGAATATAATACAGATAGAACATAGTAGTTTACATTTGGATAATTGTTTTTCAGTATTACCAAATAATAGAGTATTATATAGTAGAAAGCATATAAAAAGCTTGCCGACAAGTGTGAAGAATAATTATGAAGTAATATGTGTAGAAGATTACATAGAGAGTAGAGCATTGCCAGAATTAGCAGCAAATATATTAGTATTTAAAAATAATTTAATATGTGCTGATTTGAGAAAATTCAAGAAATTGTATAAATATTTGGAGAATTTAGGTTATATAATGCATTATGTACCTTTTTTTGATTTGTACAAAGACAATGGTGGTGTAAGATGTTTAACAACATGGTACAAAGTGGATAATGAGATAAAATAATAAATAATGAGTAAATAGATAAAAATAAATAACTAGTAAAAA